ACGCCGGATTGCCGAGCGTCAGCGTCGCGACGGTCACGTCACCGCTGGTCGCGAATACCAGGGTCGCGGTCGTCCCGATGGTCGAGTCGACCACGTCCGCTATCGCGTCCCGCATCGTCGTTGCTAGTGTCAGTGCCATCGCTCGTACCCTCGCCTGAAAGTTGGAAATTCACGATCGTCCCGTCCTTGCGAGTGATAAAGCCCGCGCCGGACACCTGTATCAGTTTCGTTTCGGCCATCACTTCTCCTTGACGACGACGAGCAGCGGCTTGCCGTTGGCCCGTGCCACCTGGGCAGTCCGCTCGCGCGGGCGTCGCAGTTCCTCGATAAGTTGCAGCATTTGCTCACGCGACGCCGCGTTCTGTCGGTCGACGGAGTGCGCGACGGCGAGCAGCGCGTCGCCCAGTCGCTCGGATCGTGCACCGGCCTCGGCGAGCACCGGCGCCAGGTACGGCGCCACGCCCTGCGCCATCACCTGCGCGACGCGGTCGGCCGTTTCGGGCGATTCGGAGACCGTCAGGTGCACCGGCGGCGATTCACGACCGGCGAGCGCGGTCATCGCCGCGGCCAGCTCACGCGCGGGCGCGTCATTCGGCGGCGGGGCGGGCGCGGCAACTGGCGTCGGCGGCGGCATCAGTGCCTTCGTCGTGTCGGTCTGGTCCTTCAACACGATGCCGGCCGCCTTCGCGTCGGCCTGTTCCTGCTCGAGATCCGACCAGACGTCGGCCAGGTCGCGGCCCTGCTCGGCGACGATTTCCTTGCGGGATTTCAGACCGTACTGAATCGCGAGGATGTTCGCATTCATGTCCTTTTCGGGATCGACCCAGTCCCAGCGACGGCCCTGCCAGCGGTGCGTCGCGAACTTGTCGTACCGCGAGACCGGCAGCGGGTCGAGTTGCCCCGAGACCAGTGCAAACCGCAGCCACTTGCCGAACATCGGCACCAGAAACGCGTCGATCATCCAGCCCTGCAACGCCTTCCAGACTTCGCGTTCCTCGAGCACGCCGGCGCGAATGCTCGAATAGTTGACGTTTTCGAGGTCGTTCGCGAGCGTTGCATAGCTCACGCCGAGCCCCGAGGAAATCCCGCGCAGGCACGCGCGCACGAACTCGCCGAACTGCTGATGCGGATAGTCGGGATTCCACGCCTGCAGCTCGGTCCCCGGCGGCAGGTTGATGAACGACCCCGGCTCGCCGTCGATCATCGTGTCGGCACCCGACGGTTCGCCCATGCCCGAAATGTCGCCGTCCTGCGACTTGAGCGCACCGAGTTTTGCCGCGCCGACGCGAGCCGCCACCACGGCCGCTTCCTCATAGCCGCCGAGCATCTGCATCCTGAGCAGCGCCGAGGACATCATCGGGATCCCGCGCAGTTGCCCGATCGACTGCCGCGGGAAATACAGCCGGCATTCGGCCGCTGGCACGCGCACGCGCTTGCGTCCGCCGAGCGTCGCGGCGTTGCGCGGGTCCGCGGCGTCAGTTTCGGTGAGCCAGTACGCATGCACCGCGCCGATTGCGTCGTATTCGACACCCATGCGGACCTTGTTCCCGCTCACCAGGTCGTCGCTGTACTGGTCATCGAGCCGCTGCGGGTCGATCAACTGCATCTGATAGCCGAAGGTGCCGCGTGCGACGTCGCGCACCAGCACTTCGCCGTCCCGTGCGACGGTGCGGATGAACAGGCGCTGCAGTTCGACGAACGAGAGGCCCGTGACCTCGCAATCCGTCGCCCATTTCCAGAATTCGGTCTCGAGTCGGGCCGCGTCGAGCCGGTCGACGGTGCCCTTCGGGGTCGGTGGCTCGCAAAACAGCGAAAACCCGCTGTGCCCGACCACGTTGGTCTCGACCATGCTCAGGAACTTGCGCGCATAATCGTTGTTCTGCTCGAGATCGCGCGAGCGACCGCGCAGTTTGACCAATCCCTGCTGCAGATCGGCGTTGACATGCGTCGACTGATTGGTCCACGACGCCGTCAGGTGCGTGGTCTGCGCGCCCGCGAAGGAACGCCGCCCCTTCGAGTATCCGAAGCGCGCCAGGGTCCGGTCTACGATGCCCACTTAGAACCTCACCATGACTGTGCCCCCGACGCCGCCCGATGCAATGCGTGCCGCCCGTTCCTCGGCCAGCACCATCGCGCGATAGCGGTCGCGGAACTGCAGCAACTCAGGGATCGACAGGCGCGCGAGCGATCGGTTGCCGATGCTGTAGGACGACTGGTCGAGCGTCGCGCGCTTTTCGATCACCGCCTCGATCGCATCAAGCACCCGCCGCGCGTGACTGCGTGCGTCGACGGCGCCGACGGCGCCGAGATTCGGCAGCACGGCAATAACGCCGCTGCCGACCGTGTGCACGGTCGTACCGCTCGTCACCCGCGCGATCCAGTCATAGCGGTCGGCCTTGTAGGCCGCCGTGACCGACGCCGCCACGGCCACCGCGAACTGCAGGCCCGACGTGCTGGCCGTGATGTCGATCGACGCTCGCGAGCTCCGCAGCTTGTAGGTCAGCGTCCACGTCGCGGCCGGGTACTCGCCCGCCTCGCGCGTCCAGGTCCACGTATCGCCGGCGCGTAGTTCTGTCGGTTCGCTCATTTCCACCTGCCTACCCATCCGCCCCGACGGGGGAGCGGTCGGCGCGCTTGCTGTATGCGTTCCACAACCGGGTGCGGCTGCGGCGTTTCGATCTTGATCTCCGCGGTGACCGTGTGCCGCCGCGAGAGCAGTGCCGCCCCGCCGCGACCCTGCAGTGCGGCGTAGGCGTACACGAAACAGTCCAGCGCCTCGACGCGGGCGCTCGCGCTGCGCGGTTTCCACATTCGCACGCGCCGGCCCATCGCCATTTTCAGCACGACGGTTTCGTTCGTCAGTTGTTCCAGATAGGCTTGTTCGGTCGCCGCATCGAAGTGAATGTAGCCGGGGCCGGGCTCGATGACCTTTTTCAAGCGACCGAACAGCACGTCCTTCGCCGTGTCCACGCCGATCAGCCACAAGTCGACGCTCACCGCCCGCCCGCGACCGGCGCGTTTCGGCCAGATCAACCGGCCCTGCCCGCTCGCGCCCTTGATCGCCCACACGCGAAACCGCTTGCGCGCCGCCGCATAGCGATAGACCTGCTCGGTGTAGTGACCGCCCGAGTCGACGCAGCACGCTTCCATCACCAGATCACGCCCGTCGTCGGTGCGATAGTGACGCTTGAGTAGTTCGTCGTGCTCGGCCCACAGCGAGGTCTGCCCGGGATCGCCGCGCAGGACGTGATGGCCGAGTCGCCAGGCTTCCTCGTCGTCGCCCCAGCCCCAGACGGTCGCCTCGAGGCGGTCGTCCTGCACGTCGGTGCCGATCGTGATGAGCTTCACGCCCGCCGGCGCGTGGTCCGGCGTGTATGCCTCGACCCGCGACGACAGCGCACCGCCCTCGAGCACTTCGCCCTTGTCCTCCCAGGTCTCGCCAAGCGCGGTATTGATCCACGTCTGCAGCGTTTCCGGCAATCGCTTGGCCTCGAGGAACGAGCGCGCCATTTCCGGCCACGTCACCCAGGGCGAATACAGTTCGCTGATGTGAAACGACGCGATGCCGTTGAACGGGCGCGCCGCGCGCCATTCGCCGGCCCGCAGCATGTCGGGCTTGTCGGCGTCGGTCAGGTCCGCCGAGCAGTGCTGGCATACGTAGCGCGCCGTTTCCGGGCGTCCATCGTCCCATCGCACCTGCGACCAGACGAGCCGCTGGAACGCACCGCACGCCGGACAGGGGACATGGTAGGTCCGCTGATCGCCGCCCTCGTATCCCGACTCGAAGCGACTGCCGCCGCGGATCGTCGGCGTCGAGCCGCACAGCACCTTGCGATTGCGAAACGTCGTCGTGCGCTTCTTGCCGAGCGAAATCGGGTCGCCCTCCGTGCCGGCGCTCGGTGGAAAGCGGTCGATCTCGTCGAACAACGCCACGCGGATCGGCCGCGACGCGAGCCCCGCCGGGCTGTTCGCGCCGCCGATCGTGATGTGACCGCCGGGAAACGTCTTGTGCAGCAGCGTATTACCACTGTCACGCGACTTCGCATCCTTGATCTTGTCCCGCAGCGCCGGGGTATCCCGCACGCTCGGCGCGAGCCGGTCCTTCGAGAACGCCTCGCCGATGTCGAGCGTCGGCTGCACCAGCAGCATCGGCGACGGGTCCTGATCGACGAAGTAGCCGATCACGTTCAGCAGGATCTCGGTCCATCCGATCTGCGCGCTTTTCATGCACCAGACTTCGCGGATCATCGGATCCGATACCGCGTCCATGATGCCGCGCTGAAACGGCGCCCGGTCAGTCCTCCATTGCCCCGGCTCGGCCGCGCTTTCCGCCGGCAGCCTTCGATACGTGTCCGACCACTGACTTACCGTTAAGACCGGCGGCAGCGACCAGCG